GCAGCTTCCTCAACGTAAACAGTAATGCCTGCAAAATCAATACATATCGCCATTTTTGTTGCCTACCTGTTTCCTATTCACCAATTTTGGTACTTTTTCAGCACTTCTCAGACCGATTTTACACCTCAATTCCGTCATAAACATAACCCGTTTCCTGCCAGAATTTCATAGGTGATATGTAATAATCATACTGGCTACTTCCGTCTTTCTTGAAAGCTACTCCAAATGTGAGTAATCCCTGGATGATTCCCTGTCTCACAAACTGAGGATCTTTCTTCATTACTCTTGCAGCTACATTCACCGGTACATTTTCGCCAGTAAATCTTGGCACTTCTAACCATACCTTCTTTTCTTCCATTTGTCAACTCTCCCTCCAATATAATTTTCCATATACCCAGTCCAGCAATTTTAATGCGATCATTCCTGGTACAAGCATTACCAGCACCACCAAAAAGAAAAATCCGGCCAGCGCTGTTGCCGCAAACTCACCTTTCCTGGTTTTATCGCACCACTCAGCTCTCGGACATATTCCTTCATCAGTATAGCACTTGCCATCGCATTCGACTCCTCGCTGCCACATCTCCCTCACCCCTTTTCTGCAAGGGCTTTTCCAACTGCTTCCATAATGTTCTCTGCCTTTGCTGGTCCGATTCCCTTTACTGTCAAAAGGATTTCTCTTAGCTCATCTGCCTTCAATCCTTCGGAGTCTTCCTTGCCCTGGTTATATGCGTTCATGTAATACCGCGACAAGTAGTTGGACATATCCTGGTGGTCCATTTTCTTAATTTCCTTGTACATCTTTCGGTTCAAAACCATCTGCTTTGCCATGACTACTCACCCTCTCTTCCGTCAATTCGATATACTGCATCATCGTAATAAGGGTATATCCGTCCATTATTTCTTCCGGTTCTTGTATCTCTGATGCGGAACGGATCTTCTCCTAAGCCATCTACTTCCTTTCCCATGAATACTACACCTTTTCCGCTCAGCGGATGATTTTTGCATCTGAAGTGTACAACATCGCCCACCTGCATCTCTCTTCCATCTTTCGTATATTTACCTGTTTTCATGTCTCGCCTTCCTCTACTTTCCTTATGATCTTTAACTGTTCCAACGGAACAAGCCTTGTTTTATTGCACCCATATGCTACAATGGCAACCTTTTTCTGCTCTATATCATTTCGGTTTACAAAATCAACTTCTACTCCATCTGGCCTGCAAGCACTATCACAAAACAATTCTGCTTTCAGCGTAATAAGCTTCATACCTATGACAACGCCTACAAATCTCTTCTCCACTGCCTCGTAATATGTTTTTACGAAATCGCTACCGCCCCATTCTTCCGGTTCTACTTTTCTTTCCTTTTCTTCAGCATTTTCGTCAACATAGTAATAAACATCGGAGTATTGTTCAGAGTGCCGGATATATTTTCCGTCCTTAATTCTTTTCATATAAGTATTGCACTCTACAACTTGAAACATATATTCATTATTCCTGCGTAATTTCACTGCATATCCGCCTCCTGTCTCTTGCTGCTGATCTAAACATCATAAGCAGCATTTCTGATACTGGTCTGCTCCGATCATGTCTCTTGGCTTTCTTTATGCAGGTTAATTCTGTTCCATCCAAAACATATACACCAACGTAGTGTGGGACCTCCAATGAAATCGTTGCGTAAATCTTCTCCGGCATTACCAGGTAATTATAATCTCCGAGGAAATTCAAGCCATGCCCCGAGCGAAAATCCTCTACAGATGATTTCACTTCATAACAGTAAAAGTCTCCTTTTTCTATTCCGGACACAGTATTATTAACCGGCTTATATCTCATATAATCAACTCTGACTGCATGGTTTGTGGAGTAATCAAATGTCACTTCCTTAGCCCAGTATATCCGTGGATCATTGTACGGATTGATTTTCTTTTCAAGTGCCAGAGACAACGTAGCTGTTATCTCTGGTCTTCTGCTCACTCTTTCTTCTCCTTTCTGTACAGTTCAGATGTTCCATCCAGCACCTGACGTTCCTTTTCATCTTCAAAATACCAACCATACGGCTCAAACACCTCATATCCTTTCAAGAGTGCGTCTCCTTTGTTTTTATTAAAGACCAAGTTGTAATCATACGGTTCGTTGCAAATTTTCATTGAATTGTGCAAAATAATCATCATCTGATGTAAGGAACTAAGTTTTCCCGCTGACTCATCTGCTGCTTTTTTCTCTTCTGGTGAAGATTCATAGTAGCTCTTTTTCAAATAGAAATCTCGCACTGTGCTTGCATAAATGTAACTGCCAAGTGCCATCATAGCTTCCCATATCTTTTCTTTTACTTCAGATTCATCTTTAACCGGGCTGATTTTCCCCGAAATAATATTCTCCAGAAATTCTTTTCTTCTGGCACTGCTTTCTTTTAATATCGCTTTGATTTTCCTTTTTGCCTGATCCTTTTCCTTTTGCTCTTTTTCCCAAGGTGAAAGTTCTTTCTTTCCTTTTGGAATTTTTGTAATAATTCTCAAGCTACGATAATATACTAAGAAAAATTTTTCTTCTTCTGTCTTTGGAAGTTTGATCTGCTCCGGAACGTCTTTGTCTAACTCATACTCCTTAATAGTATTCCATTTTCCGCTCCAAATTTCATTTTCTGCTGACTTCGGGGCAGCCTTAATGCCTTTCTTCTTCAACATCTCTTTCAGTTTTTTTGCATTTTCATTTCGTTTAGCTTCTGCTGCAGCTGCTTGCGCTCTGCTCACCAAGTCTCTTGAACTGGTTGCTTCTCTGAGAATTTTATCCCTCGTCTTAATATCTTTCACTTTTTCCAGTTCGTATAAATCCTTCAGCGTTAACTGAAAATTTTCATCCTGCTCCTTCTTTTTAAGTTCATCCTGGTTTAGCTTCGCAATATTTAACCTACGGCGAATGGTAGTCTTGCTGAATCCAGTTTTCTCAGCAATTTGTTCCTCGGTATCTCCCAAATCAAGCATAAGCTGAAATCCCTGGGCCTGCTCATAAATTGTCAAATCGCTGCGCTGCATATTTTCTTCCAGCATGATTGACAACTGTTCTTTTCGGCTTAATCCTTCAGCGATCCTGCATGGCAATTCTTCCAGGCCTGCTAACTTTGATGCTCCATGCCGGCGGTTCCCAATCAACGCATAATACTCTCCAGGCTGTTCTTCTACCGGAACAACCGTTAAATTCTGTAAACACCCCTGTTTTTTCATCGATTCTGCCAGCTCCGTCAAATCTCCGAGATCCTTTCTTGGATTCTCCGGGTGCGTATGGATGTGATCTATTCCGATATAAACTATATCTCTTCTTTCTTCCATGGCTTTTCTCCTCATTCTCATATATGAACGGCGGCTTTCCAGCCGCCATATCAGTTACTCAGTTTTCAGTTTTCTAAAATAAGCGGAGCGGAAACCGAAGGCGCCGTAGGCGCTAGTCCGAGGGTTGTGCAGGAACACGCCGAACACGCCAGCACTGGAAGTGTCGAACCAGCTGCCCCCGCAGAGCGGCAAATATTCTCCCTCAGTGCTATCAATATAGCAGTAGGCTTCCGGCTCTCCAGGATACAGAGCCAGCTCTTTCAGTGTTTCGCTCTCGCAATCAATATTAACATCTTCCCATCTACATCCATCGTATCCCTCTTCGTGATCACTTTCAGCAAGGAATTTGATACCGCCATCGGAAACGCTTACTCTAATAGACTTTCCGGAATCATCTCTTACCGGTTCCCAGTTATCTCCTTCAAGGGTAAGATCAATATCCAATGCTGCATCGTTATTCTTTACCATCTCCAGCTGTCCGTCTTTTATTCTCAGGCCTCTTACCATTTCCCATACGTTTCCGGACAGATCGTGAACGCCTTCCAATGTATGATCGTGGGTCCATGTTGCCGGTCCTGATCCGGTTTTGGTCTTTCCGGATTCTCCTGCTGACTCTCCATGTTCTTCCGGGTTTGCATGGTACTTTCCATAGTTCGTGTTGCCATGTGGCAAAGTACCATTTTTCAAGCTGAGGTTCGCAAGTAATCCCCATTCAGCTCTTGTCATAAGATGCCATCCCTCTCCCTTTGAAAAACAAGCTCTCGCCGCCTCATCATTGGTAATTCCTGTCCATGGCTTCTGCATTGGCAGGCTATAAGGCTTTCCGTTAATTTCGCAGTTCTCATAGACAGAAATGTAAATTTCATCGTATTCTTCATCTCCAATGATAAACGCTGCATTTGTTTTATCGCTTCCACCGAACAGCTCCTTATTTGTCACCTTGCGGAATCTGTGCATGAATGACGGGATGCCGGCATTGTCGTAAATTGCCACTACTGCGTGTTCCAGGTTTCCGCTGATGAAATGGGTTGGTGTGATCTGCTCCTCAGTATTCTTTTTTCCAGAAGGTCTCTCCTGGATTACCGGACAAATATTGATCTGCATATCATCTCTTGCCGCATAATCCTTAATTGCTTCCATCTGCTCTGCAACGAATCTTCTCTTTCCTTTAAACTTTGCTGAAAACTCACCATTCATAAACTTTGCTTTTGCCATGTTCTTTTCCTCCTATGCTGTGGCTAATTCTCTATTCAAAAGTATCTCAAATACTTTGAATCCATAGATAAATCCCTGCATTTCTGCCTCGATTGCAACTCCCATTACCGAGTCCTCTACTTTTCTTTTGGCTGCTACATCATCATTCAGCCCGCCCATTGCCTTATAAAACTCTTCGTATTTTGCCCCAAGCTCTTCGATTTCTCTATTCTCGATTGCCGGGCCTTCGATAAACTGGTCGAACAGATTCTTTATGTAACTGCACTCTGTTCTGGATCTTCCCTTCATCAGGATATTTTCCTGCGTTTTTACTCCATGGAAATGCTGTGCGATTAAATCATTAAATTTCCCAAGTCCTTCCACGAAAGCCTTACTACGTTTTTCCTCGGCACATATCTTTTCAATGTAAAGCTGGCAGCCTTTTTCACTCAGTTTCCAGATTGGATGTTTTCTCTGGTTTCTATACGGTCTGTACGCAATCTCGAACTCCTTCTTTTCGTCTTCGGACGCTTCTGCATTGTAAAACCGAGAAATCCGATTGAAAATTCTCGTGTGCGTACTCTGGAAAATTTTTGCGATTTCCCAACTGGTAAGCGGCTCTGCAGGTTGCGTTGTTCCCTCTGCTACTTTTCGGATAAGCTCTGCGGCCTTTCCGATTTCTTCCGGCGTGATCTTAATTTCGTTCATCCTTCCAGCTCCTTTCTCAAAGCCTGCAGAAGAGGATGCCAAGGCCTAGCTCCTCTCATGCGCTTCACGACTTTTCTCAGATCAATCTCTTCCTTGCTGATGCTTTCCATTCCGATCAGCTTATCGCTGTTCCAACGGATCAGCTTATCCTTGAATCCATCGGTCAACTTTACTTCTCCAGCTGCACACTGTTTGTCCTCGAACATGACCCACTTTTTTCCATTAAGGATGCAATAACCAACAATCATCTCTTGTCCTCGCTTTCAATATCAACGCTTTCTCCTGGGAAACAATTTCCGCAATATTTCCATACCTTATCCCCTACTTTCACGAATGTAGAATAGGTTGCCATATATTTTCCTGTCTTCGGGTTTAATCTACTGTCGTAAGGTTCTCCTACCTGCAGATATCCTGCTCCCATATTTCTCGGTGGCAAAATATTCAAGAAGTACCAGTAGATATCTTCGTCCACCAGCTCTCCAGGCTTGCAAAAATCATCCCAGTTTTTCCCGCTTTCTTCCCATCCTTTAAGTGTCTTGATCTCTTTCTGCTTTTCTTCGCTCATTCTCTGCATACTCCCTTTCTTTTATTGCTATGTAGTCTTTGACATGAAACCCATTCAAAATGTTAATTGCCTGCAGTTCCGATAGTCCGCATCTCCTTTGAAGTTCCTGCCGCAGTTCTCTTCTCTCGCCTGTATCTTGCCTACCATTTTCCGGAAGATTTTCTGCCAATATTCTGTATTCATTGGCTATTTCTGCTGTGAGAAGTTCTGGCATTATACAGCCTCCAGTTCTTCTTTCACTCGGTTCAATGCGTATTTGCCGGCCGGATTCAACATTCTCTGCCATGCCCCCTGGGATGGTGCCCATTTAAAACCGTTCTTTTTCAAAACGGCTCTAACATCTGCCTCCGGCTTTTCATCAAAAATAATCTGTAACCTCATAGCTTCCACATTCTCAACAACCTTAAACAGCTCAAATTCCGTTTCTTTTGTTCCCTTTTCCTTGACTGCTTTCAAGCTTTTCACCCTTTCCTCTACTCTATGGATATTTGCGTTGTTGTTCTGCAGGGCGTATGCTGGAAATCCAACTCTTCCCATGAAATCCGGAGTTCTCAGTTCCTGGATCTGCTCATCGGAATACCCCAGGATTTTAAGCTCCTCATCTCCCTTTTTGGTATTCTTCAAGCGGATGGCTTTATTGACAGCTCTCATTCTTTCCTGGTTTTCTTTTAAAGCATCCAGCTTCTCTTCCAGACGTTCTATAGCGTCCTCATCTGAGGACTTGATGATATCCTTTCCTCTCAAAATCCCCTTGATCTTATCCAGGATTTTCTGCGTCTCAGTATAAAACTGATGGTTCTTCTCCCAAGCCTGCACTTGTTTCTCTTTTTTCTTCACTGGAAAATTGCCAGCACCCGAAATCATAACCGAAGGACATCTGCAACCGATATTGCTCTCCCGGTTCATGTACTCGGCCATTCTCTTTGAATATCTCTTTGCCAATGCTTCAACTCTATCCGTTTCCCTCGGCCTTGCTTCTGCAACTTTCTCGGCCAAGTCATAGGCTTTATCGACATATCCTCTGTATTCTTCTGTCTTACTGCCTACCTTGTAGTCGCTCATAGACATCATATCGTGTGCGATTCTGGCCTGTTCTTCGTTGATTGTGCAATATAATCTTTCCATTTCAGTACCCTCCCTCAAACTCTGCCATTTTCTCTCTGTTGAATTTCATTGATGGATAAATACAATATCCGCTACGTCTCGTTCTTCCAGTCGATTTTGCCAGCCCTTTCGCCTCCAAGAAATCCACTACCCAAGGGCAATTATTTGTATCCACATACGCTTCATTTTCTGCTAATGCTGAATCGCACAGACAAACGGTAATCCTTGCAACTGGCCCCTCTCTTCTACTGAAGATTTCAACTGCAATACTGCCATCCATCTGATACTGTCCTACTCTTAATGTGCAATCTGTATATGTTGCGTAACTTGTCTTAACCTCTAATAATGCCATGCTATATTCCTCCTAAAATTATGCTGTGATCGGCTCTCTGTGCTTTTCCATTCTCACCTCTGCTCTTCCTGCAAGATTCTCTCGGTACTCTCTGAGGCTTCTCTTTGCATCTGCACTGGTGTATTCGCTGTTCTCACACTCCCAGCCATATCCTCAGTTTGTCATTATGTCCCACCGATCCTTTGTCTTTCTCTGATGGCTCATTCGTACTCCTTTCTGCAAGTGCGATTCTGTCTCGTATTTGCGAGCTATGTAGGTAAAAAAATTACACCAATGCCTCTATAATTGCCTGTCTTACTTCTGCTATCATATCTGTTTCGCTCTCTGCCATCTTCTTGTAAAATGATTCTCCTGTTTCTGCATATTTTTCAGCAAAATAGCTTCTTCTTTTCTCCATTTCTCTGATTCTTTCTTCTGCTACCTTGATATCATTTTCTAATGTTGCCATAATATATACCTCCCAAATGTTTTATTTATTGTTTGATTATGTATATATTATAACTCGTACTTGCGTATTTGTCAATAGTTTTGCTCTATTATTTCGAGTTTTTCTCGCACTTGCGTTTTTCAATTTTCACATCATACCCAGCAGCATTGATAATCCTCACGAAATTCTCATATCTCATATTCCCAGAAATCAATCTGCTCACTCTCTGTCTGGTGATTCCCATTTTCTGAGCCAGCTGGATCTGCGTCATTCCTTCCTTCTCCATCATTTTATTGATGATCTCTGCCGCATCTTCGCCTCTGATCTCCGTTACGGTTTCCCTTGCCGGATAAACTACCCTGCTCATTTCCAAACTCCTTCCTTTTTCAAAACCTGTTTTACCGCCTCTTTCATCGTATCAGCAGATGCTACATTTGTGTCCTGATTCTTTTCGTACAAGCTCGCAATCTTGCAGATGATATCCGGATTGTCATTTAAGCCTCCGGCAATACCTTTAGGAATCCCCCAATAATCGCAGAACTCTTCAACAGCATTCTTTATATCCTCTTCCAGATATTCTCTTTCCCTGATCCGGTACGCTTCTTCGATTTCTGCCTCTGTCAACTCGATTTTCACTGTTCTCTCATCACAGATAGAAATCCCATTAAGTTCTGCCACTTTGCTTAATATAGTTCTCTCAATTACCATGTCTTCCTCCGTTTACCAGTTCGGTCACTCCTTCCGGATAATTCTCATCAAACCAGTGCCAGATTTCTATTCTGTCCGTTCCTTCCGAAAATCCCAGGAACTCTTCCAAAATAGCATCTTCATCATCAATGGGGATTTCTCCAAAAAACTGCCACAGCTTTTCAACTTCCTGGCTGTTGAAGCGGTCAGAAAAATCAACTGTTGCAATGCTATCTACTTCCTTGCACCGAGGACAATATTCCTCATCATTTCCATAATGCAGGCCCAGGTCGGAGTCCCTTCCTATCCACCCACACTTCTTACATCTCCAGATCAACATTTCCCATTGCCTCCCATTCTTCTGTCAGTGTCACTGTCTCTCTCTTTGCAAATACTGCGGTGCTTAAATCAATTCCGTAAAAAATTTCCTGGTTTCTCACCTTCTCCTCGAAGCGTTTTCTACAAAGCAGCTCGTTTCCGAATACTCCTCCAAGCTGTACATATCTTCCATCGTCAATCCGCTTTGCCAGCACTGTGTACTCTGTGTCTGGAGTATTTACAGTAATAAGTCTGCTCTGTTCTTCATCTCCTACAGTCCATTTTATCTTCTGGCCACATTTCTCACAGTAGGGCTTCTTCCTCTGATCGACTGCTCTTTTAGCCACAATTCTTCTCTCTCCCACAATGCTGCTGCAGCAAGGACAACGGAACCAATTATTTACCTGGGTTTTTGCCTCGCCATGTCCATCCGCATAATCAACGAATATCACACTTCTTTCGTTCATGCAAAGGACCGGCGGCATTGCTACTGATTTTTTTAATGCTTCCAAAATTTCCTGATTGTTCACAGTTCTTTTCCTCACTTTCTGTACCCAACGTATAACAAAAACAGTAACATTAGTATAGCTCCCATACTCTCGCCTCCTACAAATATGATCTGCCATATCTTTTCATGAATTGTGATCTGACTACATTTCCTTCTACCTTCGCCATCTGTCCCTTGCTGTTGATAGTTACCGTATTTTTTAACAGCCACTCTCTTTCCCAGGCCAGCTGCCCGATCATCTTTGACATTCTCTCTGCCATAGGATTTTCGTGAATCCGGCACAGCTTCTGGCCCATATTATGACAGTTGTTACATACCGGAACTTTCAATCCGTCTTTCTCTGACAGTTCTCTTCCTGCTGTTCCGAAAATCAAGTGATGTTCTGCTTCTGCCCGCCGGCCACAAATGAAACAGATCGTTTCATGCTGTGTAACAATTCCTTTGCTCATTTTTTCTCCTTTCTTTAGTCAAAGATAATTTCATCAAACAAAGTGTACTGGATGATTTCGTCCGCCATCGGTGCGTCAATCTGACTGCAGTCAATCTTGTTCTCGTATAAACAAGAGCTGCTGTTTCTTGAACAGTTCAGCCACTCCTGTAATCCGTGCAGAAACTTTTCCTGATCCATTTCGTACCATTCTGTTTCTTCATTGTCGAACGGTTCTTCCACATGAAATTTCAGTTTTCCGCCTCTGCTGATTTGATCGCTTGCATATTTTCCAAGGTAATTTCCAACGACTCTTACGCTGTCGCACCAATAAGTGATTCCTCCTTCAAATGCAGTGCAAAGAATATCGTCTATATCCTGTTCCGACACGTTGACGGATCTTCTCACAAACAACGTCTCAACAATTTTCTTTTCTTCCATCTCAATCCTCCAATTCTGTGCCACATACCGGGCACTTTTCAATCTCCTCACCATAGGTCTGAACATATCCTACACAATGCGGGCACCAAGCAATTTCGCCATTTGCTTTCCAGTCTTCCAACAGACTTTCTGGATGCTGCCAATCCAGTTCCTCGAACATTGTCTTCGCCAGTTCTTCGTCTCCGGCAAGTATTTTCAGTATGTCGTTCCTCGTATACTTTTCGTCCGACAATTCCGGAATATAGCAAACATCGTCTGGCCTGTTCTGAAAAGCATCTTCATCCTTGAAAATCCATCCTTGCCGGTAATAATCTCGGTCGATTATCTCTGGCTTGCCTTCATTTTCCGGTGAGTAACTTCCGATCAGAAGCACTTTCTTACTCTGCATACCTTTATTCCTCCGAATCCGCATAATATACGTCAAATGAAATACCGGCTTTAATCATCTTGTCCGACAGATAATTTCCGTAGCACCAGCCATCTCCATCTTCCCAGTAGCTGTCCCATGCTTCCTGCAGAACCTTTTCAGCCCTTTCCGCATCTTCTGCACTTACAATAAAAATACAGTCCATCCACTCATTCATTTCTGAATAAACCCGGATACATCTATCGTTCAGTAATCCAACCATGTCACATCCACTCCTCTACAAATCGAAGAAACTCCATGTCCTCTTCCTGGTATCCTTTTCCTTTGAGAAAACCTTTTGCCTCGTCAACGCTATTAAATGTCATTATTTCCGCTCCATCATTGCTCAACAGCCATTCCAGCGGATTCAGCGTGATTCCTTCCATGTGTCGGCCTACTACTATTCTCTTTTTCTTTCCAGCCCAACCCATGATCTTTTCTTCTGCGAATCTTTCAATGGTTTCGTAATAGTCCTCGTCGATTTCATTCCAATTCTTTGAGCCGTGCAATTCCTCGAACTCATTCGCCCATGCAACGAAAAGATGCTTCCAGCTCATGCTATCTGTATTTGTTAAGAAATCATACTCTACCTTCAGGCTTTCGTACTTCCAAGCGATCTCGATTAAATTCTCCGTTGCTCTGTTAAACTCTGCCTTCTGAATATTCAAATATGCCATTTTACTCCTCTCTGCAATTCTGCATCGCTTTGTAGATTTCTTTTCTCCTGCGGGATCTTGCTTTCTTTTTTAAGTCTCTTCTCCATCTTCTGATTGTCTCTGCCTTGGTATGATTCCGTGAAAATTCATAATCATCCAATACATATCTGCCATTGTGTTCTCTTTCTCCGTAGGCTGACATTTTTCTGTGTCCCATATTTTGCTCACTCTCCTATGTAATAACAGGTGAAGTTCCAGTGGTCTCCAAACTCGTAATAAATTCCTCTTTTTTCAAAAATTCTATCAAATTTTTTCTTGATTCCAGGATTGGTCCCATACCAAAGCATATGGCACACACTGCCTTCAAAAGCCATACTGAGGATATGGTCTTCTGCCACATTCTCAAAATATCTTCTTGGGTCCTCGTTTTCTCTCACAACCAGATGTTCCGGATCATTGTAATAGAACTCGCCTGTCTCCTTGTCGTGTGTGTCAAAGCATTTTCCGTTGAAATAAATCTGAGTGTCCACCCACATATCGTGTTCCAGGAGAAACGTCCGGATCTCCACTGCAAGTTTTTCAATCTGCTTCTGTGTCAGCTTTGCTACCGTATTCATGCTGTTGCCACCTTTCTCTTTTTTCTGAGTAATCTGATTAAATGTTCTTTTGCTTTCTGATACTGTTCCTCTGATCTTTCATCCGAATAAAACATATCCATTTCGTACCAACCATCATACCCATGTTTTACCTCGAAGCCATCATCCATAATCATTACCACACATCCCCATCCGTGATTTGATGTCTCGAATGACACGTATGCGCTTGTTTTCTCCTGGGCTTTCATTGCCAGTCGAAACAGCTCTTCGATTTTCTTTTTCATCCCGCCACCTTTACCTTTCTGCTATGCAACGCATATATCATAGTTCCTCGTCCTTTTCCGGCCACTTTGGAAAATTCCTCATCTGACATCGGATTCATATAGAACTGCACTGCTGTCAATTCGTCTGCTGTATTGTAAATTTTAACCGCATAAAGTACGTGGTCGGCTCCGGTTCTTCTCAGTGTTTCCGCTGCGCTATTCTCAAAACTCAGAAGAATTTTCGGAAGCTGAGAGAGGAACATCTGCCCTCTCTGTACGCAACCATTAGTGTCCTTCATGCTCCAATTAATCATTTTCCCCATGGTCTTTAGCTTTCTCCTTTTCCGCTTTCTTGGTTCTTGTTCTCTTTGCTGCCGGCTTCTCTTCTGTCGCATTCTCTGTCTTCGGCTTTCTTGCTCTTGGCTTTTTAACCGGTTCTTCTATCGGTTCCTCTACTGCTTTCTCTGCTGGCTTTTCTGCTTCAGCTACCTGCTCTGGCAAGCGCTCCTGCAATTTGTAACGCTTTCTGATGGATGCGATCATCAGCTCAACTTCCGCATTTACCAGTTCCTTCTCTTCATCCGTCAGGCCTGTAACCAGGTCTTCTGACTCCTGCCAGTATCCTGCGTTATCCAGGAAACGATCAATTACTTTCTTTGCTCTGTCGTGTTTAACATCCCATTTCATCCTGTAATTCCTCCTACTTCTTCAAATTCAAAAACGCCTATGCTCTTGATAAATTTCTTCGATGTCTTCATCCCTCTTCCTACCTGCTGACCGCTGATATACTGCCGGAGATAATAGCCACCAACCAGTTTTACAACTTCCCATACCTTCTTTTCATTCCATCGATCCCTGTAGTAAGTTCTTCGCACTGCCAATGTTTATGTCCTCCTGCTTGCCTATCTCAATGTGGCTTCCAAAAGATTATCAACTACTCTGATATCCACAACCTCTCTGTCCATCAGTTCATCCATCTCTTCACTTTCTAAGAAGTATTCTGGAAAATGTTCTGTGCGGAAGCTCGTTCCGTACAGTTTTACAACCACTCTGATTTTTGTATCTTGCGTAGATGCCATTACAATGTCATTTAACTTCATTTTTCCTCCCTCACTCTCTCACAGCCACTCTTCAAATCTTTCTGGATCAAGGCTTTCCATTCTGTCAAATACCAGGTCGATCATCGGATGACCACTTGGAAGCTGATTGAACAATTCTATGCAGCCATTAAAATCCAATTTCTCGATCATATCTTTTGCTTTCTTCATCAGTGTTTCCATCTTCTTTCCTCCATCTCATCTACTGCCAGGCCGATCACTGCTGTACCATTTGCCATTACCAACCAGAAGTTTAACGGCTCCATCCCGGTTGCCATTCCCCATGAAAAATTGATAAACAGCAACACTGTCAAAAATCTTCTCAGCTTTTTCATTGCTTTCTGTCCTCCTATATGGTAGACTTGATAGCCAAGGGGAGTTACCGCTCCCCTGCTACCAAGGAACTGTTTGGTTCGATTTACTTAATCCAATTTAAGATCGCCGTAACAACTGCTAAGAGCATTGTTACTATGGCAACTACGATGCTGGTCAGGCTCTCGTAAAACTGGATTTTAAGAAGTCGTTTCTCAAGCAGTTCTTTTTCTTTGTCTTCCGGTTTCTTTCTTTTTGCCAACTGGTGTTCTCCTTTCAGATTATTTAATCAATCTCGCATTTGCGAACCATTTGGGTAAAAAAATAACACCCACCTGTTTGGTTCTTGTGTTTTGTTTGATTATGTATATATTATAACTCGCACTTGCGTATTTGTCAATAGTTTTGCTCTATTTATGCAAATTATTTTCGCAACTGCAACATTCAATAACTAATAGTGAGAATAAAAGAAAAAGATAGAAAAAGATTTAGATACAGAAATAGATATAGAGTAATAGTGACGTGACGGTTTCGTGACATTGATGGGACAATGTCACACGTTTTTTATTATAATATGAAGATTTTCCTTTATTTATAAGGCTTTGCGCATTTGTATCTTATCCTCAACTGAGTGTGGATAATGTGGAAAACTCGATTTTACGAACATTGGAATTACTGGTTGACTTTTTTGTCTGATACGCATATACTGAAAACAGCTAAGGGTAATGGCGATTATCCAATGAGCAAAACGAAAACCCCGGAGATGGATCAGATCTCTGGGGTTTTCTATTCCGTTATGTAGGTGGCTTATGCCTTAGGCTGCTATGCTGCCTATTTGTCTTTTCTGTCCAGCCATTTGCAAATGTAGTAGCTAATTACATTTACTGCGACAGGGACAAGAATAATGGCGATTATTTTATCCAATGATTTCACCTCCTTTCTGCTGGAGGTTCGGCAGCTCTTTAAGAATATCATATTTTTCACAAATTATCTACCGGAACCACAAGCATTTCCCCGAAAAAAGCATATAGGGCTATACGCTCGTACACGCCCCTATACCGAATTTTTGCCTTTAGGTATATTAGGTATTGAAAAAATCTCTATCGTTGCTCAGGCACATTTCGTCAAAAATAGCATTGAAATTTTAGTTATTTTGTATATTGATTTTTACCTCTAACTTGTTCCGCATTTTGCAATAAAAAATGCCCCAGTCCCGAAGGACCAGGGCGTGTGTGATATATTTTTCTCAGAGGTGCAGACTCTCTTCAAAAGCACCATTTCTCCGCTGTTATTTCAGTAGCTTGTTTACTTCTTTCTGGACTTCGGCATAATTGTAACCGGCTGCTTCCAGTTTTTTCTTCCGATCGGCTCCGTTCCCCCATTTTCCGGAAACGACTTCCTTTGCAACTTCAGCTACGGATTTCTTTGTTCTTGTCTTCAGCAGCTCATTCACCTTCTTCTGAACAGTGTCATAATTATAGCCGGCCGCAGTCAGCTTCTTTTTCCGCTCATCTCCGCTACCCCATTTACCGGCAATCACCTCTTTGGCTACTGTCGTTACGTCTTTCTTGTTGGATGTGGTGGTTCCAACCTTTTTGTTGTACAGAGCGGTCAGCTTGGCTTTGGAATTAGTTCCATACTGTCCATCAACCGTCAGCCCATTGTCTTTCTGAAATTTGCGAAGAGCTGAATCAGTGTCAGAGCCGAAATCTCCGTCAGCTCCTGCGGCTCCGCAAGAATATCCAACTTTGATAAGCATTTTCTGCATCGCGGTTACTTCTGATCCGGTATCTCCCTTTTCCAAATAATTCTTCTTTGCCGGAGTTGCATTGGAACTGGCATCTCCACTCACTGCGATAGCCACATGATGATTGTCATTCAGCAGGATATCTCCAGGCTTTAAGCATGTACCGCTTGTCAGATATTTCTGATCGGTGAGAACCTTTGCTCCCGCTGTCTTGAATGCGCTTCTCATGTTATATGTAGTCAAGTAAACGCTAACTGCTTTCAGCTTCGGCTTATTCAGACGGTATCCGACTGCTTTCACGATGCTTGCGGTACTCTGGCTGCAGTCTGTTTCGCATGGCTTTTTGATTTTTGATGGATCATAACCATTTGCGGCCAGCTGCTCCCAGAAGGTATAGCGATCATTACTATTCCCTGCAGTTCCCTGGTCATAGCCGATCATATTATTGTTTGCGGCCTGTGTTGCCATCTCTGCAATCAGTGCCGCTACTTCCTGGTCCTCAAATCGTAAAACACAGAGCCAAGGTCTGTTGTACCAGTTGATGATCTGATACTCTGTACCAGTCTGATCGCCCGCCTGGCCTCCTGCATAACGTCCATTTTCATCATGTCCACAATTACTAATTTTCACGCTCACAATTTTTTCCTCCTTTGCATAATCGTTATAGAATTTCTGGCCTCTTGCCGCTCTACTTTCGCATACGCTTTCCCCTGTGTTGGCCGGAATTTCAAACTTCTTTAAAACAACATCGGATGCCTGCCGGATTGTTGTTGCTGATTTGAGAATAGCCAAAACCGGGCTGTAGCTTTCTCTCAGTTCCTTCAGTAAGAAATCCAGCTGCATATCTTCGTCCGCAATGGACACGCCTCTCTGCTTGGCAAAATTCCAAAGACCAGATTTTCTGCCAGGGCTTGTCCACTGGGCCAATCCGTACCCGTACTGTTTTCCGGAAAGCGGATGTAAGAACTCCTCGCAGGAGATCTTTCCGCTGTCGATCGCTGCAGTATAGGTGGCATGGGTATAGACTTTTCCCTTTTCTTTCAGCCGTTTAAGGCACAGGTATTCAACCCGGTTTGTGTAGAAACCATCACTCTCCGCTTCCAGGTTTCCGATCAGGCCGCAAGCCCCAGCTGCAGTCATGCCGGCCTGTCTGAATTTCTTATAGGCTCTTTTCTCCGCCTCAACGTTTATACTCATCTTTCAGCACCTCGCTTTCTCCCCAGTTGTAGGGTGAAACTTCGTCAATAAATTTCCCAAATTCTCTGATTAACAGAATAAAAAAGGTGCCGCCTATGGCAAGCACCCCCACTACGATTTTTGCTACATTCCCCATGTCTACTCCTCTTTGTACTTCTTGCACTGCGTAATAGCCTGGATCACCTTGTCGTATCCCACCATTGATGCCAGCCAGGATAACAACACCAGGGCGATTAAATATACAGCCATCTTTGCATTGATCTGTGCCTCCGTCAGAATGATATATCCCGCATCTACCAGAACTGACAGTACGACTGCAACGAAACCGGCTAAGAAATTGGAGAGGTATTTCTTGTTTACCTCATCCATCAATTTCTTGATTCCCTCTGTGAAGAGTCCTGTAAAAATAGATACGATCAGCAGTAACAGTAAAAAAATCTCTAAGCTCATAAGTTTTCCTCCTCGTTTTTGTTACCGACATAAATGTCGGGGACATATTGTTCTTGGCTTTCTTTTTCGTCTTCTTTCTGCCATTTCCGATCCAGCCGCTTATCTTTATTCGTCCGGATCCAGCCGCAGATTCCACACTCACCTATTGTTGCTGCCACAACAGCGCAGGCATAGGTTTCCGGCATACTTCCATATTCCCGGAAAACCAGGATCATCTGCCAGTTAAACCAAACAAAAAAGGCACCGACCAGAATCAGTACCAGGTTTAAGGTTCCGACCTTCTTTACGGCCGCAACCACTTTTTTAATTTTTTTCATTTCACCTACAGCCTCCCATTGGCCTTTATTACAGGTTACTTTCTGCTCCCCATCAGTTCAGCAATTTTGGCATCTTCGTGCATCGGAATCACTTCCAATGCTCTCATCTCGGGCTGTACAACCGTATGCATATGTCCATTCCCTTTTGCATTTTCGTATTCCTTAAACATAGACCAAAATGCATCTGCCTCCATTTCGCTCCATGCATGAAGCGGATTTTTTTCCGGACTTGTAAAATATCGATGCGACTGCAGAAGTCTGTCTCGAAGTTTGCTACGTTCTCTGCTGATAATGTCCTCTTCAATCTTTTCCAGCTGCTTCTGGTGTTGATCCATGCCTTCTTTCAGCTCTGCAATACTTTTATTGAACTGCTGCTGAATTTCTATGCTCTGCTGATGCCATGATGGGTACATATTTACCTGATCCATAACTTTTTTGAATTGTTCGTTTTTTTCCTTTTCGTGAATTGCCTTGTCAGAAAAGTAACTCTCTACTTTCCGATAACACAAAACAAGGAATACCAACGCCGCAATTATAGTAATGCCCCAGCCAATGCTATAATTTCCTACTAGGTTAATTAGATACTCCATTTTCGTATTCCTTCCTCATTTCTTTTTATGGCGTGCGTGTATTGTCGGGCCGGCTCTCCGGTTGATTCTGCTTTTAGGTTTCATTCTTCCAGTCCTTTCTGCAGATCCGCTGCTTCTTTAATCATTGCCAGTTCCTTATCCTCAATAGTTCCATGCTGCAGTAATGCAAGTGCCAGCCGGTCTATAAGTTTCGTCTGTAACTGGATAATCTTCGACTGACCATCCATCACCTCTGCGATAGTAGTTCTCATCCCGATCCCCTCCTTCCTCGTAAATTTGTTTCATGTCTGCGTGCGTCAGGACAAAATCATCCAGAATCTTCTCCTTCAATGCATCGCAGTCACAATATTTCATCATTCCCAAGTAACTCTGCAGTGTGTCTGTTGCCTGCTTAAAAGAAATTTCCTTCACTCTGTACGCTTCTTTCTTTGCCTTCAAAACTCTCTTGATGTGAAGTGTTGTTTTCTTCCTGAGTACCACTTTGTCAGGCCATACCCTGTATCCGACAAATTCAATGCCTTGATTTATTGGCCGGATACAAGTTTTATTGTTTAGCTGCAGTTCCAACTCCGTTTCCAGAAAAGAAGCAATTCTGACTTTCCATTCCTGGAGCTGTGCCTTGCTACTACTGAGAATAATCACATCATCCATGTATCGGACATAACAATGAATTTGCAATTCCCTCTTGCAGAACTGATCCAGTGCGTCCAAATACACATTCGCAAACACCTGTGATAGCAGATTTCCGATAGGCATTCCGACATCAAAAAGACGTTCTTCCAAAGGTACTTCCCCTGGTGAACGTCCTGGCGGCAATCCAAACGGTGTATGTTTGCAATCTATAATTGATTCCAGCAATTTCAGCAACCGCTGGTCCTTAATTTTCTTTGCAAGTATTTTCTTTAGTATCCGATGCGATATCCGGTAAAAATATTTGCTTATATCTAGTTTTAAGTAATACCACTGCTCATCCTTACGGTTCACCTGTTCCAACCAGTATTTAAGCCGAAACATAGCGGTCAGTGGTCCTCTTTCCGGGATACATCCGTAAGAATCCTTGATATATCCCTTAATCAGCATAGGATTGATAACTCTGTATATCGCCCATTGAACAACTCTGTGTTTAAATTTGATGGACATTATCATCCTTTTCTTCGGTTCATACACATAGAAAATATAATATTTGTCTATGGTATACGTCCCATCGTAAACAGAATCTCTAATCTCTTTCAAATTATCCCAGGCGTTGAAATTGAAGAGCATTACATCCTTGTTATATCTCCTTTGATCTGAAGCATCTTCTAAGGCTCCATACAGATTTTCCATGGAGAAGATAAGATCAAAAACATTCTTAATCTTCATGTTGCGTTATCGCTCCTTTGTATTTGACTATGTGTGGCAGCTTTCACTCTCGCTACTTGCGGCCTCCATAGGTGTCTCCTGCTTTGTGTGTCTCCACAGGGACGGCTCTACCCACGCACGAGTAGAACCATTTTTCTCCTTCCACACGGTCGGAGCGGAAATAGACTCCTTTAAATCTCTCGCACTGCCGGCAGTCCTTGAACTGACCGGTTCTGGCATATGAGAGTAAAGCGGAGCGGAAACCGATGTTGCCGTTGGCGTTAGTCCGAGGGTTGTTCAGGTTCACGTTGAACACGCCAGCATTGGAAGTGTTGTTCCAGTTGCCCCCGCAGATCGGCAAACGAAATAGCCTATTCCCGGCGGCACAACCGGATCATTACCGGCTGTACCTTGATTTTGCACTTTTATTCTGTTGTGACGATTTTTGATCGCCGTATACCCATTCTTTATATTTTCCAATCATTCTTCCGATCTCTGCAGAACGGCCTTCCCATTCACTCCTGGAAGATTTTCCTTTCAAATATCCCAGGCGATAGGCTACTCTGATGTGAGACTGGAGTGCTTTGTTCATTTCATCCAGTTCGCTGATGGAAGTTTTCTTGTAGTATGCAACCGTTAATGCCGACGCCAGCTGCGACATTCTGTTCATACAATGAGCTATATCGTCACCTAATAATTTCTGGTGTGCAATGGACCATCTTTCGATGAGAGGGAGGGCGTACACTTCCATATCTTCAATTTTCTGTAATATCGTTAGTCCTTCCTCTTCCATCTCTGCTGTCATATTGTCGGATCTCTGTTCTGCCACATTCTTTCTCCTTTCACCACAAACGCCGCCTTCCCAGGCGGCAATCAGTTTACAGTCCTCAGTTTACAAAAGCGGAGCGGAAACCGAGGATGCCGTAGGCGTCAGTCCGAGGGTTGTTCAGGTCCACGTAGAACACGCCAGCACTGGAAGTGCTGTACCAGCGGCCCCCGCAGCGCGGCAAACGCTCTCCGGAAGTATTTACTCCATGGTAATCTCCACCGTAATCTCCGTTTGGCTCATCCGGATACAGGAGGAGAGCTTTTGCCAACTCCGGAGCTGCTGTAAGTCCTTCGCCAAGTGTCATATTGTTATATGGCAGCCAGTTTCCTGTGTCTTTCGGCGTGATAGTTCCTTTGGTAAGCTGAATCTTTCCAGAAACAACATCCCATTTCAAAGTACCAGCAGTGCCAGGAGCCACCAGCGAACCGTCAGCTGCGATTGCTTTCCATTCTGTAGAGCCAGCCGCCATACTGGTTGTCAAAATCATGCTGTTCGCATACGGAATAATCTGGATTTCGCCATCAACAAGTCTCATGCCAGCGCACCACTCCCATACATTTCCATTCAGATCGAAGATTCCGTCCGGCATCCAGTTGTGGCTCCATGTATCAGGACCAGAACCGGTTGCTACACGAGCGATCTTATTACTATCGTAGTAAGTCGGTGTTCCTTTCTCGTGTGGGTATCCGTGATCGCTGCCGTAGTTATTGTTACCTCTTGGCATAGTGCCGTTCTTTCTACACCACAGAGCGATAGCGCTCCATAAGGAATACGGCATCAGGCCCCATCCAGTTCCTTTGTTTCTGCAGTAGTTGACGGACTGGTCGAAGTTCACGCCGGTCTTCGGGTCCTTAAACGGAAGTGAATATGCTCTGTCATTCATTACAATGTTCTGGAATTTGGAGACATACACAACATCTTTTTCCGCACCACCTACGGAAAATGCCGGATGGATGTTCTCACTTCCTCCGGCAATTACATCTGAGATTTTGAATTTTGGAAACGCAACCATGATGGACGGCATCCCACGATCATCCAGTAAAACTGTGTTCTTTCCTCCGGACAGTGCCTCGACTGCCAGCTTCATATCATCAAAATTTGCCATGATTTAGACCTCTCTTTCCCATAATCTCAGTTCGCAACGATCCATAGAAAAAGGAACCGGCTTCAACTCTTTGATAGTAGGCTGTTCGGTTCCCTCTTCATTCTCTGGATCATAGTTCGGATTTTCTTTTTCTACTTCTGTATATTCCCTTGCAGGAATAATGATCTGTGCAACATACTTGTCGCCTGCATCGGCTCCCATCACCAGTCCACCGGTGTAGTCTTCGCAAATATCGATCACAACCTCATAAGCACGCTCTTTCTTTGAGACATTGAACATCAGCTCTCCATCGTCAAAGTCGATCGTTTTTCCAGATACCTCGTAAGGAATGAAATTCTTTCCGTCTTCCGGTAAATGTGTAATCTTCATCAGTAATACCTCCTCTGTGTTCTTCCCATTTCCATTGCTTCACGGCTTCTGACCGCAGTTACTTCTGCAGCTTCTCTCATTGCCGGGTTGTTGGTGTCGATTCCGTACTTCTTGGCAACATACTCGATGTCTGCCTGTCTTCTTTCGTCCTGGATAATCACATTTGCCATGATTACATTCCTCCTCTCACATACAGGTCCATGGTTACTGATTTCGCAGATCCAGTGTAAGCTACCTTGAATCCATTCAGCAGCTTGTCCGTAAACTCAATATCTCCCACAGCACCACCAGATACGCTGATAACTTCTGCGGTGATAAGATACGTCTTATAATTGCGTGGAGTTTTCAGCTGAATGGTTTTCACTGAGTTGTTAAACGGATATGTCTGGGAATTTGTCAGGGTGACTGTGACTTTCTCACCGTCAAGTCCCTCTACTTTTCTCATAACACTTTTTAGCATCCTGACAGCCTCTGCGCTCATTTCATGTGCTTCCAGGATTCCCTGCTCCATGTGATTGAAATTAGTTGCGCTCTGCTCAGTGCCTTCCTGCAGAACTTCTCCCGGATCAGGGACGTGTTCAATACTTCCATCCGAGTTCTGCGTTTCTTTGTACCGATACGGATTTTCTACGACTTCATCTTTCCAATATGTCGGTTCGTACATTGTGCATACCTCCTTCCTACTCTTCTAAAATGTTGATGGTTACTCGGTAATAAATACCTTCCTTTTTGGATTTCTTGGTGATATTTTCAGCTTTACTCCACCAAAGCTCTCCACTTGTACTGTAAAGCTGTACTTCTGTTACCTTTACCTCGCCGGATACCGAAGGGTTTAATATAAATTCAATCTTTACTTTTCCATCACTGCTAATAGTGATATCTGTAATCTCTGACTGGTAATAGGTGGAATCGATTTTGTATTTGGCATAAGCGACCGTATTCTTCACATGATTTCTGAATCCAGCCAGTGCCGCAGCTGATAACATTGCTACTCCTCCTTTTACAATTTTCTTTTGCTTCCGCAAGCACGATACAAAACTTCTGCATTTGTGCTATCTACCTGCACATTCAACGCTCCTGGTTCTATCTCGGCCAGAAAGCTCCTATCTGGCTTTGTGCCAGAAATAGGATAGGGAAACTCGACACCTTTACCTTCTGACGAAGCCTGCAGCTGTAACGCAGTCAGACGGGCATCGTATGCTCTATCTGGTTTGGTTCCAGCTACAACATAAGGAAATTCCCTACTCATTCTGTTCGCAGTCACAATAACAGAACCATGTTCCGAAATCCCTACCCAATTAACTTGCGGATATGTACCTGCTTTTCTTCCTCTTGCTGTCATTCGATAAGGGAATTTCTGCGGCTTAGGATCTGCCCGAATTTTGATTGTTGTTGGAGTATCAAAAACCACTCGGAAACTTTTTTGTGCCTGTTTCACCTCGTTCACCAATTTTATAATCTGATCTAAACTGGCTTCCGAAGTTCCAGGGCTTACGCTGATTTCAAAGGTATGAGGTGCTGTGTTTTCAATTAGCTTGACATCTCTTTTACACAATTCTTTCAGCAGCATCTCAATTCTGGCCGGATTCATCGGCTTCCTGTAGTTCCTTTTTGAAATAACTCTGCTCCGGCGTTCTTCAATACTCAACGCTTCATTGGTCGGCAGCCCATAGCTTTGCTCCCAATAGGGAAGGGACCAGGTTGCCGTTTCCGGAAATGCCTGCTCCCTTAATTCGTTAATTGTGTCCTGCGCCAATGACAGAGGTACGCTCATAACCTCGAAAATCCATTTTCCCACATATGAGTTGTCATAAATGGGGGAAATCATACCCATCATGTCCCTTGCAAGTTCTCTGGTTGGGAAGTTCTCTAAATCAAACATTTAGCTTCCCTCCTTCACCATGACAGACTTTGTGTTCGGATACTGATCCAGTTTGATTTTGATGTTTGAAATGCCGCCATTCATAAGCAACTCCTCAAAATCATCAACACCGGGCGTATTGGTAAGTACTGAATGTACCCAATTGTATTTCACTTCTCCTTCCGAATTTACGGTCTTGTAATACTTCGCAAGGCCAGTTTTGAAATCTTTTAGGACTTCTTCCTGGGCGTATCCATCTTCCAGTTCAATACTCTTGATGGTATAATCTATCTCTACCAGCTCCGGAGCGGAAACTGTCAAAATAGTATTCGGCGGTGCAAGCCTGTCCAGCGGGCTTTCAGGACTCATTATGTAGTTATATACTGCTTTCTGGAGTGTTTCGTTTGCAGCTTCTCCGTTTCCGTCAAGCACGATGATCTTTACCGTTTCTGGTCCGTTCCATTCCGGTACAACAATGGCTGTTCCTATTCCGGCTACCGACTCAGCCCAGCGTTTGTAATCTGACTCATTACCGATATAAGAATTATCCATCTGCTCATTTGCCTCCATGATTCTCTCTCTCAGTTCATCGTCCGTCTCTTCCTCTGTACCGCCGGTTGCTTTTACAGGATTGGTGATTGATATAATTCCCTCTACCGGAACTGACATCATCGTAATTGTATTTGCATTCACGTTTGATTCAACGCCGGCAATCATCGCTCTGGCGATTACAGTTCCAGTGCCATTTTCGTTCAGTACGCACGCCTCTTCGGTGGCAAATTCTATAGACTCCACTTCTTCTGTTGCTGGTGTCGCAAACACCGTTCCTGTTGCTATAATAGTTCCTGGTTCTCCGGTAATTTCAATCGTAACACTGGCAAAGTTCGGTGCTTTTCTCGCTAACCTTGCCATATTTGCAAGGTAATCAAGAAATTCTCCACTGCTCCACTGTGGGAACATCAACTTCAATGTTTCCGGGATGTAATATTCCAGCAGTTCCGATGCGATCAATGCTGTTGGCCTGGTGAAATCCCATGGGAAACCAGCCTCCGTTTTGTCAATATCATCTGGAAGCATATCCATCATTCTCTGATGAATTGTATCTACATCGCAATCCTGCAGAAATGCAGGCAATGTAAAGTCTTCTGCCATCTTAGCTCACCCCTTTCTCAAAGACAGTTGATATTGTTTCTTCCTCTTCCCACTGCGCTCCTTTGACTATGAACGAAACCACCGCATCTCCAGAGCTGTAATCAAAAATAAAATTGCGGACGTACTCTGTTGCCGGGTGAACCAGCAACGCATCAGTAATCGTCCGCTCAATCTCGCTTTCCCTTGAATCCTTGTCCGGGAAATCCTCCATATCTTCAAACTCGGTGCCAATATCATCGCTATACGCCAGAAATGCTTCCCTTTCTGTCTGAATAACTTTCCAGCACCACTGCATAAATGCTTCCCTGCCGTCTGCACGAACCATTTTATTTGATCCGTCTCTCACGAAATCTCCCTTGTCGAAGTCAAACGCCACCGAGGAGCGGTATCTTTCTTCGTATTCGGGATCGTCCGGTATCTCCGGCAGGTCAAATACCGGAAATAACTGGTCTGCCATAAATCCTCCTTCCTATGATTTCTTTACTACATCGACTACAACAGGAGTATTCTTTACCCATGTTACAAGAACGGTATCTCCAGCTTTCACCTTTGGCAAAGTTACTGAATGTTCGTGGCTTCCGTTTCCGGAATTGTGTCCTCCGTGGCTTCCTCCGGAGATATTTATTTTTAATCCGGAAACCAGTCGTCCAAGGTAATACTCTCCTTTGGGAATAGGAATAGGGAACATATTAGTTGTCAAACTTCCGTCTTTTCCTATGACACCGAAGTCTGGCTCTATGTCCCCTATTCCATCTTCCATAGTTTCTTTTATTCTTTGCTGCAATACTCTTGCCAGCTTATTCATTCCAGGATTTCCTCCTGCGGTATCTGCCACGGCTTCACCTCCTACTCAAATGTGCCTTCATCAACCCATCCGTAAACATTGCTCTTGCTATCCATGTGTACTAAATGCCATGGATGAGCTTTTCCGTTGCCTGCGCAGTTCGGTCCTAACGTAATCTTTGCCTTTCCCGCAGTTGCTCTATAGCCTCTTGCATCTGACCAACTGCTATCGTAATGTGTACCACCTTTGAAATTCACGACATCTCCTACTTTGTATGTCTTCTTTTTCGTAGTGCCTGGCGTTTTCTTCTTTGGTGCTGCGGTAGGATCGGCTGTCTTTTTAACATCCATAGTCATCTGACCATTTTTAGCATTATGCTGAATGCTATTTATCAGATAATATCCGTTCAGAGAACCGACTTTTGCATGGATTATATCTCCTTTCCGGACGCATGGAATATCTGGTGCAATAAGTTTACTGGTAACTTTCGGGCTTCCCTTTTCTTCCAGGATTTCTTTTGCTTCCTTCTTGGCATCATCCAGCTTATCGCTCTTTGAATGAGTGATAATCGTCTGAAACACTCCGTACTGCGTCTTTCCATTAACGGTTGCTTCTACCTTTGCTGCTTCATCAGATTTTCCGGAAGAAACAATTTTTACCCTTGTAACCAGGTTTGCAATACTAATCTTGTGGCTTACCTGAGAGGAAACATCACCAGAAAAATGATAAATGTCTGTGTTGCTGCCCTTTGCGATAACCTGAACCTTTGATTCTGTGCTCCGCACTATTGCAGCTCCTCCGCCTTTTTTCTTGGCTTCATCCAGTACTTCCCGGATAATGTCTCCCAGTTTTTTGTTCTTCAGTAGTATCTTCTTGTGTGCTACATTCGGACCGGTGTACTTTGAAATGGTAATGCCCCATGATTTGAAAATTGCTGTCAGAATACTTTTTGTCTTTTTTCCGGAAGCAAAATAAACATTGTCGCTGCTTTTCTGCAAATTAAAAAGGTTGTCATAGGCAACGACATTAAAAACATCATCACTTTTTGAAACCTTTCTTTCACATTCCACGATATTTCCCATGGCAACAATGCCCTTTCCGCTCCCCCAGTAGGCCTTCACTACCACAACAGAGTTAATTTTTACAAGAGAAGAAAGACGTTCTTTGTTGTACAACGCATTATACATATTGAAATGTATCTTCATTGCCAGCTCATCTTCGTTTTCTTCCCAGCCAAGCTCCTCAACCGCCTGAGTAATATTCAGCTGCAACTTCTTTTCAGTGATAACAATTACCGTATACGAAACATTATTTACATTTATCAAGAAACCACCTCCTACTTCTTTGGAATAGTTAGCTTCGTTCCTGGATAAATCCAATGTCCGTTATTGGATGATTTCCTGCCATGTTTCTTTGCAGCTGCTTCGATTTTGCTTTTATTCAGCTTATAGATTTCCGGGTATCGTGAAGCTTTGCCGAGTTTCTTCTGAGCGATTCTGCTTAACGTGTCTCCGGATTTGATCGTGTAGGTTGTTGTCTTACTTCCGGTCGTGGACTTCTTGTTGCTTTTCTTCGATGCCGGCCGTTGAGTTTTGGAAGATGTTCCGATTTTCAGCTCTTTCGTTGTGTAAATCTTAATCTCCCTTGCAATAATGAATTTGATATCATAATAAAAATCACCGAGGCCACCGGAATATTTGCCTTTGAAGCTGGAAATGTAAACGCTGTAGTTTATACAGGTTCCTGTTACCAACAATTTACAAATGGTTCCATTGTCTCGGTACTGCTCCATTCGTTTAATCAGCGTATTGGGATCAACCCACGATGATACAAATGGATAATTTTTTCTCGCTTTCCCCGGGAAGATTCCGGACCATGATATTTCCTTGATTCCCTGTCCCCTGGGGATTTTTACGTCCCCCAGGGATATGATAGAATAGGTCATGAACTTTGCATCTGCCCCAAGAGTAATTTTTTCCGGCATCATTGGAAACTGAGTAACAGCCCCGCCGGAAGGTCTGATCGATGCATTCATCTCTTACGCCTCCTGTACTGCCGGCATATTGTTGAAGATTTTACCCATGCGTTCTGCAATCTCATCGCCAAGATCATCTGCCATCTCTCGGATTCTATTCTGCAGAACCTGGAAAATCTTTTCTTCATCCATGTTACTTCCTTCAATCTTAATGACCGGATTCATATTTACATTGACTTCAACTTTTCCTCCACCATCATTCTGCTGCGCATTATTCACAGTGAAGGTCGTTCCGTCTCCTTCTGACGCATCCTTACTGCTCTCGTTGGACACCGCTTGTCCCATAATGCTCCAGACTGTGTTGTCTGACTTTTCTGGAACCTGTGCCAACTGTATGGAATCCTCCGGAATAATACTGCTTCCGGCACCTACCGCTCCACCATTGGCATGAGCTGAGATTTCTCCGTCAGGGCCAAACATGCCGAGAGTTTTTCCTGCCTGCATCCACAAACTGATTCCTCTTTGTCTGCGTCCTGGCACTGTAGGAATGATATACTCTAAGCCTTCCTCGCCCACCCATGACAATTCTGGTCCGCTTAATCCAACTTCGCCTCCATTTGCATGACCTGCAATAGTAGCTGATACAGATGATCCGCTACTTGATGTGGATATGCTGGCTGATGGATTCGTAATATGCCAGTTCAGTGTAACTGCGACATCTGCTGAGGCTGAGAATCCCTGAGAAAATGTACTCTGTACCTGTCCGGCGCATTCTGAATAAATGCGTCTGCATTGTTTGTCTGATCAAGCGTAACATCTGCATGACCATCTGTTGGAATTGTTTGCGAAAATGCAGACTCTACATCTCCTGTCGCAAGAGAATAGATTTCTGATGAATTATTGGTCTGATCCAGGGTAATTTCGGCATGACCATTGGCTGGCACGTTGCTTACTGCGTTTTCAAGTTCTGCTGTTACCTGTTCCAAGACTCCAGACGTATCAGCCGTTACATCAGAGAATGTAACATTCGCACTTCCTTCGACCGAAGCATCCCCGACAGCTCCTTGCAGATCCTCTTCCACTTTTCCCTGTACATCTTCAGCATTTGTTGTTGTATCCGTAACATTAACATTTGCGGACGTATCCTTTTCGACTGGTTCTGTATCTGTCTGATTTACCGCCTCCTGAGTTGCTCCCTGCAGACCAGATGCATCTACCTGCACCAATTCTGATGGCACAGTTACCGTTGCTCCTGTCTGCACCTCGATTCCATTCGCCGCAAGTGTTCCGGATTCCATGCCAAGTGCCGCTTCAATCTGAGCGGCTGCTGATTCTGAATCTACTTGAACATCGGACAAATCCACTTGAACGCCTTCTGCAGTAACAGAAAATTCAGCGCCCTCAGTTGTCAACGCAGACATTGCCTGATCGATTGCTGATTGTGCTGCATCTCCATCTACTTCGGCAGTTAATGTGTCCATGGAAATCTTGATTTCATCTCCAGGATGAATAACGTATGGGCTTTCGATGCCGTTCTCTTCTGCTATAGTCCGCCAGTCAACACCAAGGGCATTGCCAATATCCCATAAGCAGTCCCCAGCTTCAACTTTGATAGTCGCACCCTCTGCGGTAACTTCCTCTGTTGTTGCCAAATCTCCCAACTTTTCATTTAAAGCAGACACCCATTTGTCCTTGTCTATATCTACGTCACCGTCAACCGATGCCTTTAAGCCTTCCAGGGTTACGTCCTCTGTAGTTGTCTCTGCCGCCGCTCGATCTATTGCCTCTGTCAATTCCGGTGGAAGCTGAGAACGGATAGTCTCGTACATAGGATTGCTTGGGTCTGTAAGTGATGCCTTTAATTCATCGCTTCCATTCTGCCAAATCTGATTAGCGTAATTCTGCCATGTAGCCGCAGTATCACCTGCCGCCGCTCCGACTTCAACGGCTTCGTTGAAAGAATCCATCAAGCTCTGTGGAACCGCTTTTCCGGCTTCCCTATAATCATCAATCAATCCCTGCATCTGCGTTACGTCTGGTTTCATGCTTTCATACATCGTACTCAAAGCATTTTGTGTAGCGTCTGTAGTGAATCCAAGTGTTTTTCCATTGCCAAGCTCATTGAAGCCATACATCAGTGCATTTGACGCAGAGAAAGTATCTCCGCTTGCCAGCATATTCTGTGCTGATTCCAAAGAATACTGTGCATTTTCTGCAAGGCTCTGTCTATTACTCTGAATTTTTTCTGCATATGCAGAGTTCAGTGTGTTTGCTCCCAGCTGCAAGCTCTTAGTCAGCTCACTTCCTTCCTGTCCTTTCACATACCAGCCGGTCATTTCTTTGTACTGCTTATTCTGAGCATCTGTAATCCTGCCGGCCGATTCCATTGAATTAAGCTCTGAGTACCACTGTTCAACATCTGCCTGTACGCTTTCTTTTGCTGACTGCCTTTGACCTCTCATAGCTTCTAGTAGCTCAGTAAAAGACCCGCTTTCCAGATCGGCTGCGTTCAGATTTCCGTACTCCTGGTTGATCCAGTCCCACTTTGCCTGAGCTTCTGATTCTTTCCAACGGGCAGTAATATTGTTCATTTTTTCCTGCAAAGCACTGATTGCCTGTTCTTCATCAACATCGATGATGCCATCAGTCAAGGCTTTTTCTACAGCAGTCTGCAGATCATTCGACAGATTAGTAAGTTCCAAGTTGTCTGCTCTCGCCCAGTCTTCGATATTCTTTGCGAGGGTATCACCTTCTTTTGTTCCACCAATGTAGGTCTGAACATGAATATGTGCAGCAAACGTCCTGCTCTGCAGCTCTTCGATTTTGGAATCCACAAACGTTTTAATATTGCTCGTATAATCCTCTCTCTCTTCCGGAGTGAGAGTGATTCCTACCCTACTCTTGAACTCCAGCACATCGTTAGACTCCAGGGCTTTTTGTGCTGCCTCTCTCAGGCTGTCTGCGTTTTTTACCTCATTTAGAGCAAGTTCTACATTCGTAAGGTACTTTTGATTAAGAATGCCGGAAGCAATTTCTTCCGCTTCTTTTGCAGACAATTTGATCTTTCCGAAATGTTCTTCCAAATTATCATTCAGAACTTTGGAATTGTAATTGTCTACCGCCACTGCGATACCGGCAATAGCCGCAACAATAGCTGCTGCTCCAAGTCCGATCATTCCTGCTTTAGAAGTCATTCCTGTTAAGGACGTAAAAAATCCTCCGACTGTATCTGCTTCGGAGGCTGCTGATGCGATATTTTTTATTGCTGATCCGATAGGTGTTAATGCACTTGCGACATTCTTTCCTCCGCTGATTAGCTTTGATGCTCCAACTCCAATTAATCCGGCACTTAACCAGCTTGTCAGACCTGCTTTTTCACCGCCAGGTAGAATTGCTGATGCACTGGAAAACAATTTCCCGATTCCCTGTGACAGCATCGATTTACCTTCTGATCCGGCCCAGCTCATAAACGGTTCTGAAATGATCTTGTCCCAGGCAATATCAACTTTCCCAAAGAAATCTGCATCTTTCCACTCCTGGGAGCCTGTCATGCTCTTAATGCTTCGTTTAAGTGACGTAGCTTTTCCGTCCACAACATCCATGATATTGTTCAGTGCTTCTTCTACTGCCGGCATTTCTGCAGTAATTCCTTCAACCGCAGTTTTCAGATATGGAGAAAGCCTTTTTCCGAAAGAGTTCTGTACTCCTTCTACTGCGCTCTGCATCAAGGTCATTGAACCGGCCAGATTATCCATCATCGTATCTGCCATGTCCTGAGCTGCATCTTTGGAGTTGTAAATAGCCGTACTCAGCTTGTTGTAATCATCTTCAGACGCATTGACGATAGCTAACATACCAGCCATGGCTTCCTTCCCGAAAATGGTGGAAGCTGCCGCAGTCTGCTCATCTTCTGCAAGACCGCCGAGGCTACTTCTGATATTGTCCATGACCCCTTTAAGGCTTTTCATGTTTCCTTCGCTGTCCGTTATGCTGATTCCGTACTTTTCCATAGCTGCCGCCATACTGCTCGTAGGTGCTGCCATATTTGCGATAGCTGTTTTCAAAGAAGTACCGGCCATGCTTCCCTTCACACTTGCGTTAGCCATGAGACCGAGAGCCAAGGATGTGTCTTCTACTGTATAATTCATCGCTCCGGCCACAGGTGCAACATACTTAAAACTCTCACCGAGCATACCTACATTTGTGTTGGCATTTGCGCTTGCCTGGGCCAGCACATCCGCAAAATGCCCTGCGTCTCCTGCTGTTAAGCCAAATGCAGTGATAGCATCGGTTACAATATCACTGGTAGTTCCAAGATCTTCACCAGAAGCCGCCGCCAAACTCATAATACCGGAAATACCATCAATCATCTGAGTCGGCTTCCATCCGGCCATCGCCATGTAGTTAAATGCTTCTGCGCTTTGCGTGGCGGTGAATTTTGTGGTAGCACCCATCTCTTTTGCTTTTGCAGTCAGGTCTTCAAAGTCCTGGCCTGTGGCTCCTGATATAGCCTTCACCTGAGACATCATGGATTCAAAATCCTTGAATGTGTTTACGGTATCTGCTACTCCAAGTGAAACTCCTAGCAATGATGCCCCTTGAACAACAGGATTGCTTACTGCTCTAAGCACGCTCTGTATTGGTGCGGTAACATTATCAATGATTCCTATGGTAGCATTAAAAACGGAACCGGCCCAGGACTCTGCTTTGTCTCTGGCCGCATCGATTACTGGAGATGCCTGATCGTCAGCTCCGACTTCCGCATCTCCTGACATACCATCGAAATTCTCAACAGCATCTTGTGCTACTCGTACCACTGGTGTTGCACCATCGTCAGCACTGATTTCTGCTTCTCCGGAACTTCCGTCAAAATTTTCTACTGCATCCTCTGCAGCTCGTATAACAGGCGTTGCTCCATCATCAGCTCCAATTTCTGCGTCACCGGATTGTCCGTCAAAGTTCTCTACAGCGTCACCGGCCGCATTTACTACTTGGGTAGCCGCGTCATTGGCTCCAACATCTACATCTGCAGCTGTTCCGTCCAATGTGCTGACTTGGTCTTCGACCTGGTCTACAATCTGACTTGCCGTATCGTTGGCTGAAATATCTACATCTGCAGCTGTTCCATCTAAACTTTCAGTGGCACTCGACAGTCTGTTGATTGTTCCGGATGCCTGATCGTCAGCATCGACTCTTACATGATGTGCCCGATCCATTCGATTTAACTGCTGTTCAGTCCTTTTCATGCTTCTCTCGAAGTTGGACATATTTCTGGTTGCCGACTGCACTCCGGCTGATGTGTTGTCCTGCACGCTCACCGGGATCTCAATTCTTACGGTTTCTGCCAAATCATTCACCTCCTTCCTCGTCTTCTATGATCCCTTGCCTCTTTTTCCTTTGTTTTTCTTCTTCCTTCAGCTGGATCTGCATTGACTCCAGCATTAAGACCTGCGCCCATTTGGGTTTGCTCAATACCTCATCAAACGGAATATGATGCCTTTGGAAGATGATGTGAAGCAAGGTTGTCTTGCCGCCGGCAGTTATCAGTTTTTTGCCACATCCTCCATGGACGGTGTGAAGCCAGAAATCTCATCCAGTTTTTCCAGGATCGCATCTTTCTCTCCGGCTTTCAGAACAACATCAACCAGACCGATACCATTAACTACATTACATTTATCCCACGCATCTGCTCTGTCCCAGATCTTTGCTCTGTCTTCCTCGATAGTTGCCTCGTAAATCAGCTCGGAGCGATAATCTGCTGAGTTTACGCTTTCTGCAATTCTCAGGCCATTTGCCTTATTTTTCTTGTAGTTGGTGTTTCTCTTTCTGATCTTTGCATATTCATCCTCTGACAGAGGACGGATTCTGAACTCCAAGACAACTGCCTTGTGTCTAACAATCTGGATTGTTGCCACTTCGTCCATATCAGTCTTGTAAGAAGCTGCAGCCATTAAGCCTCCCAGGATATCATCTTCATACATTCTTACATTTGCTTTTGCTTCTTCCGGTGACATCTGAACTTCTGTTACGTTTTCTGTAGTCTTTGCCATTTATTTTTCCTCCTAAATGAAATAAGGGCCGCAAACTTAACGCTGCGGCCCAATTACTATTGTCTATTTAATTTTCTTCTTTTCAGGCCTTTAATTTTCCCTGTGGCTTTACTTCACCATTTACGAACAGGGACCACTGACGTTTTACGATGCTTCCGATTGCAATATTCTGCAGATCGATATTACCGGAAGGCACGCAGTTTGGATAAATGAAACGCTCTTCGCTTCCATTGCTTCCCTTTAACACGCCCTGGAACTTCCAATCCGGCTGAACACCGGTACTCTGCATTTTCAGAAGATCGCTGATGAATCCGCTGTCTTCTACTACACATTCAGTGAATGTGAGAGTAGTTCCAATGGAATCCAGGACCTCCTGCTCTCTTAATGCTCCGAGCGGATGGTACTTCTGGTTACTTACTGCCATCTGCGCCTGAAATGTTTCTACAGTAGCCAGAAGTTTTCCTTTGCCATTGTACAGCGCACCGTCTTTACCGGTACGAACTTTTCTTGCATCTGCTGTTGCCTGTGTATTGATAATGCTCATAGTAGCTTATCTCCTTTCTTATTCTTCCTCTTCTTCCGGAGCAAATCTGTAACGATAGGTCAGGTAGATAATTTCCATACTGTCGATATCGTCAACTGAAATGCTGAACCATGCGCTGTCTCCCTTCGGTGGGTTGGAAGCATCAAGTGCAACGGTTCCTCCGGCTTCTACTTTGTTTTCGCCAGCCATTGCATCCAGAACATCAACGATTGCAGACATTACGGTTGCCCGGCCATTATCGTTATTGTCAATGGAGCCATCCATCGCTTCCAGGGTTGCATCTACACGATTCTCCAGCTCAAATCTGGTCTTCATACGGCGGATCTTTTTCCATCCTGCGTCCTGATCTGCTGACAGAACAGTGAGAGTGTTGATTGCTTTCTCAATCCACACCTGGCGACTCTTGCTAAGAGACAGAACCAGGCATCCTGCTTTGAGTGCTTTCTTAATGACCCCATTTTTCAGTGACTCGTTCAAGCTTGCAGCCCCGGTGATTACTGAATGGGTAAGAGATGCGTTGGAAGCAACCGCAATAATCATTCCGATAATTCTTGCAGCAGCTAAATATCCTTCATACACAACTCCATCTGCACCAACCCAACTGTTCAGCACATAGTGCATTTTAAAATCGTTAAAAGCTGCGGCGTGCTGGATTCTCGTGTCAAGATCCACGCTCTTAGGCTCACCAACGCAGGCATACGGATACATTCCTTCCTCAAACTTTCTATTGATGAAGGTATAAAGAAGCATATGTACTGCCGGCTCCTCAGAATCTACGGCAATGCCATCCCAACTTTCTTCCTCGCTCGCTTCAAATCCTGCGCTGTAAGCTTCAGTATTTACCGTAGGATCTGTTCCTCCAGCAAACTTTGACTGGGAAACTGCCTTTAACTTTCCAGTTCCATCAGCTTTTTTAACAGCTTTT